GAGAAGCTTAGGACCAGTTTCCCAGTTATCTTCGTTAGTCGGATTGCTCACACGAGCCATCTTGACAACGAGCTTTTCGGCATCGGGCGTTGCCCAAACCAATTCAACTTTGCTCATGGGGTTTGACCTCCTTCAGGTAACAGGGTTTGCCACTCGACTTTTTCCAAACGAGCTGATACTTAGAAACAAGCTCCTCAGGTGGCTGGATCGAGTACCAGCGGTGTGCGCAGGCATTGCAGGCTCTACGTCTTACGACTTGCCCGCCAAGTTTGGCCCTTTGAGTAAGAATCACTCTACTGACGAGAGACCCACAGTCAGGACACTTCATCATCGCGACATCAGTGGGTTCTGGGTAGCCATAACGCGCATCTTGTTGAGTGCTCTTTGGCACCGCTGCCTGGTGCGCTCCCTGCATATACCAAGATCTTTAGAAACTTTCATATATGTCTCAGGCTCCCTGCCATCGAGACCAAAAACCTTAACGACGATCTTGCGGTCAGTTTCATCCAACAGCTCCAGCATGTCGAACACCTCATCAGCGGAGAGAAGCATATCGAGCTTGTCCATCGGGTGCTCACCATCAGTGATGCCATCCATCAGGGTGACATCCCCATCGGTGCCGTTGATGACACGATCCAAGCTCATGGCATCCTCCGATCGCTCCAGGTAATCCCTCAACCGCTCAGGATTTGTCTTGCAGTGTTCCGCAGACTCCTCAAGCGTTGGATACCTACCGTGTGCCGCATAGAACTTAGGCTTCCACGCCCGCAACTTGGACAGCATCTCCACTGCATGGGACGGAAGACGGATCATCCGGTCGTTGCAGCTGAGGTAACGGGTAATCGACTGCCGAATCCACCAATACACGTAGGTAGACAACGCATACCCACGCTCTGGATCGAACTTTTTAATCCCGTGAGCAAGACCCATGTTGCCCTCCTGCACGATGTCAAACATTTCAGTCCGGCGTGCATGGGGCGTATACCGCTTGGCAATAGATACCACCAAGCGAAGATTGCAGTTGATGAGCTTGTGGTAAGCCCGCTGCCCAACCTTTACCTGCTTTGGGGTGGGATTTTCGGTGCTGACCCAATCCCTGACTTGACGCGCCAGCAGAATTTCCTGCTGCTTATTTAGGAGCGGATACCTAAGAATGTCCTTGATGTATTGGCTAAATCCGTCCACCGATCAATACTCCACTTCGATGACGTTGGGTGTTGCATCAAACGTGTGACGTAGCGCGCGTGCTACCGCTGACGCTTGCTCAATGGTCACGTAAGAACAGGCGTCCTCACGCTTATCGGTGATGCGAATACCGCTGCCTGTCTGCTCATAAGAAGCAGCAAGATACAGCGGATCGACTTCTGGGCGTGTGATGGAAAGTGCGTACCGTGGCATGGGTGTTTGTTGACCACGGCGCTAAATTATCACCCTTTAACTCAGGTGTCAGCAGCCTCTCCCGAGTCTTCCGTTTGTTTTCGGGATTTCAACCGACCTTCAACACGTCTTCTTACAGAAGCCTGCCAAGCAGCCTCATCTTTGGTGGCCGCTGCTGTATAGACATCCGCTGGAACGTTAAGCTCCAGCATTTTGTACACAGCATCCCGAATCCAAGCGGTGGGCCGCATACCCTTATTTTCCGCCACCTCTTTCAGCAGCTCTGCACGGTTGGGATCCAAAAGAATCTGGAGGTATGTCTTATTCCCGTGGCGAATCGCCATGTAGCACACAAGAACTTTGTACTATTCTAGCGATGTGTTACCAGTTAATTGAATCGTCTACATGCTTACGCCAACCGCTCTTTTGATCGTGCCGCGATTTTGCACGCTGCTCGCTACAACCACGCCTGACCTCCCTGGCACGCTCCAGGAAGTTAGCCGCCCGCTGCAAATCGGCAGTTGTGGCACGGGCGATCTCGTAATTGAGGTATCGCATGATGATCTGCCTGCCTGTTTTCGGCTGCATAGGCAGCATCCATCACCTCTCCAAGACTATTGTAATAGCCTGTTTTTGCTGGAACGTGATACGTCCAGCCCGCATTGGTGCGATAAACACTGATCATCAGACCACATGCCTCCAGGAGCGATACTTGACAACGTTTTCCACAGCGACGCGGGATAAACCGTAGGTATCAATGAGGGCCGTAACGGTTGCACCTAAGGCATACCTTTCACGGATTTCGCGGACCAAATCCTCAGTGAGTTTGGCCCTACCGTTATCCGCCCCGGTGTAGCTGCGATGCTCGTTCTTAGCCATCAGTGAATTTCAGACCACCGTTTACCCACTGAAGGTTCAGCAAGCGGAGGGATTTCACCCAACCACTTAGCCTCAGCGGATTCCATTATCCGTTTTAGCTCCGCTGCCCAATGCTGAGCCTTGTCCTCTTTAACCAGCAGCAAAATTTCATCATGCACGCAAGCTGCGATCCTGACTTCTAACTCCCCTGCAGCCTCAATCACAGGCCACAGGTTGCCCAGCGCACACTTGAGAATCGCCGCACCAGCGCCCTGGATCGGGGTGTTACAGCGCACAGTCAGCCGGTTCATATCCCCAGGCAGGAACCGCCGCATCCGGGAACCAGGGATACGAATCTCCGCAAACCGATCCCCTTTTGTCTTTTCGGCGCAGTCTGCATTGTCTCTTTGCCATGAGCGAATCCCCTGGTACGTATCCAACCACTGCTGCCTAATCTGAGCAGCCTCTTCCAGAGTCATGGTGATGCCAGACGCACCAGCGTAATTCCGCAGCCCTTTAGCCCCGGACCCATATAAAAGGCCAAAGTTTGCAGACTTTGCAATCTGCCTAGAGCACCCAATAGCTTCAGCGGTCACGGTATGGAGGTCTTCCCCATCCTGGAACGCTTTGGTCATCCTCTCGTCCTGAGCCACTGCCGCAGCGAGTCGTAATTCCATCTGACCAAAATCCGCGTCCACCAGTAGATAACCATCAGGAGCTTCAACGCATTGACGAAACTCCGTATCACGGGGAATCTGTTGGTTGTTGGGCTTGATGCAGGACATCCGACCCGATTCCGCTCCAAGCTGCAGATAGCTGGCACGAACAAAACCATTTTCGTCTGCTTTTTCGAGGATTGATTCAACCATTTGGCGGCGCTTCTCCGCCTTTTTCCAAGCCAAGTACGTCTGAATGACATGGTGATCGGCAGCGTATTCCTGGAGCGCCGCCCTAGAAGCACTGGGTTTGCCAGTCTTGCCGTCAACCGGCGGCTCTCCCAACAGGGCGGTAAACTTTTGTAACAATTGCTTGGGGCTATTTAGGTTGAAGCCCGCGTCTTGCTTGGTGCCAAGGCGAATAGAACCAGAAGCTTTTGGGCGGAGGTTGAACGTTTCTGCCCTCTCGATCTCCTCAATTTCCGCATACCACCGCTCGCGGACATCATCGTCGTGGCCCATTTCGGTGAGACGTTCTCGAAGGTACGAAAGTCTTTTAGGGTTTGGCACTTCTCTGGGGAGCTTTTCGCCCTCAGGGAGCGCTGTATCCAATTCCCGTAAAAACTCTCGACTGAGCGCATCAATCGTGAACTGGTAGTCATCACGTAACTGTTCAAGGGCAGGAAGGTTCCAAGGCAATCCGGTGCGCCACATCTGGGCCATAGCCGGAAGCGCTCTGCACTCTAGGCTTACCGCTCCAGCCAATCCGGTCTTTGCCAGCATCTGCTGCAACACCACATCCAGCTCTAACAGCACCTCGACATCCTTAGCCGCATAGACAAGCTGCTCTTTACTGAGGTCTGTAGCGCCCCAGTTAGATGCTTGCTGCTCCTTACTTACTTCAATACGTAGATGCCTTTTGGCCACATGTGCAAGACCATGTTTTACATTAGGCAGCCCATTAGATAACAATTTGCTGGCCAACATTGTGCAAAACAGCTGCCCCCTGGGACGTATTGCGTGTTCTTGCAGCCAGCCAAGATCAAAGACAGCATTGTGCGCTAACCAACGCCTACTTATATCAAAGAAGGCGGATACTATATCCCAATCGTCCTCATCTAGGTCAAAGCAATCGATAACAACAATTGTTTTGGCGTTGCTGCAACCGAGTTGGATGAGGCGCAGTTTGCCCACCTCTGGTTGCAGCTGGAGCGTTTCCGTATCGAACGCAATGCAGGTAGACGAAGCTAAGGCGCCGAGGTGTTCGACGCCAAAGAGAACCTTGTACTCAGACATGAAGGTGTGATCGTTCAGATGAGAACCGAAGTAATCAGCCCGACACAGAAACCGGCAAAGAAAGCAAGCTTAACGGTGTCGGGCATTGACCTCAGGCGTGTTTTTCTTCGGGGAACTCGCCGTCCCAGTCGGACTCGTGGGTTCCATCTGGAGCGTACCAGCCGCCTTCGTCGCAAGCCCAGCCTGCTTCTGTTCGTGCATTCCAAACCGTTTCTTCCCAAGCCATAGCGGCATCGACTGAGTTTGCGATTGAGCCGTAACGCTCAAACTCTTCTGCTTTTTTGAGGTTGTAGTCCTGAACCTCAGCCTGCATGTGTGCAGGAGCGGTCTTCATTTTGATGTAGTCAAGTGGGTGAGTTGACATTGTTTTAGGCAAGTGGATCGTAGAAAGGGTCAAGTTCAAATTCAGCGATAAGTCTGTTTAAGTACCACTGAGCTTTACGTAGGTCTTCAGCACCACCTTTTTGGCGGTAGCGCCACAGGTACTTTATGTTGTTGCCGCGCAAATAACCAAGAAATTCATCTTGTGTCATCTGCGCTTTGATGGCATCGATGCACTCAATATCACCACTTTGGTAGTGGCCTGGATTGATTGCGTCACTCATCGTCCGAGAAGATGGGGGGAATTGCGTACCAGTCGTTCTTTGGGATCCAAGCGAGCATACGCTCGATTTCTTCACCTGTTGGAGCGTTGGCGTGGCTGATCGGTTCGTACCAGAGTAGTACCGCTTTACAGAGAGCGGAACCAAACTGTGGCGGCTCCGTAGCAGTTGCTGGAGCAACCTGAACGGCATCTTCAACGATGGCGTGAATCTCTAGGAGATCGGAATCGCGCTTGTAGCTGTAGGAAACAAGCTTAGGCATGGGTGGCGCCTGAACTACCTCAGTAGCGTAGCACCTTAGTTGAGGTAGCTGGAAATCACCGGAAAGATTTCATGCTCGTACTCGCTTTGGATGCTGGCGTCGATCCCACCGTTTAGCGCGGTCTTGATGTCCTGCTCTAAGCGGCAGAACTCTTCTGGATCGTCCTCATATACCCCTTCAAAGACCCGGAACACCCCTCCATCGGGGCTGTAAGCCGTGAAACGCACCAAGGCGAGAAAGCTTTGGGGGCGCTTTAGTTCGTAGTAGGTGATGGTGGTCTTTGAATCCACTGGTCCACCCGGCTTACCACCAGTGTGACCCGTCTTGACGAAGCGAAGCATAATGTAATAGTTCGCCGGAGGCGTGATGGACACAAAACGGGAGTTCATCTACGAGCGGTTCAAGCGAGACATCCAGGGCATGGACAACCTGAAAGACGTTCAAGAGACCGCCTGTAAGTTCTTGCGCCTGTACTTGGCCCAGCAAGACGTCGTGGACGAGCTGATCAAAAAGGGGTGGCTGCCCAAGGGAACAGCCACCGGCATTGATTAGTCCCGTGAAGCGCGAGAGGCGTAAGCGTTCTTCCGCTCCCGAATCAAGCGCCCTGTCTCGTTGAAGCACTCACGCCGCACTTCATAGGGGATGGCGTTCACCATCTGGTTGATACGGAACTGCAGGAACTGATCGTCATCATCAGCCTGCATATCGGTGAGGTGCGCAGACTGGACGGCATTGCTCAGCCCGCTAACGATCCAGTGGCGGAAGGTAGGCGAACCAAGCAAATCAGCCAGCTGGATCTTCTCGGAGGCGTCGAGAACCTTGTCAGGGATTGAAACGGGAGCCTGGAACGTCATTACTTAATCCTTTTTAAGTTGTGCCTTTTGGCCCATGCACTGTAGCAGTGAGGACCAAAACAGCGAGTTCACAGCAGGATGTTTGGAACCCTATACCCGTACTTTCGGCAGAACTCAACGGCGACAGCTTTATGGTGCTCCCTCGGCTGTCGATTCATGGGCTGCCCAGGAATGGCGTTCTTTGGATCCTTAGGGATCTCGGTCAAGCCCAGGTCAATGCGAATCCTACGAAGCTCTATACCCACCTTCTTGTAGCCCTCTGGGTCCTTGTGCCAGCTTTCATTAAGCAGCTGCTCAAGGTCATAGACGTTGACAGTCTCCTTGCTCATGGTCAGAGCCTGGAACTGTCGCTGTAGTTCGTTCTTGGCCTCCTGCTGAGAAAGGAGCTGGTTGCGTAAGGCTCCCAGCTCTTGTTTCTGCTGCATTAGTTCCCCGTCAAGCCTGTCGATCTCCTTTCGACGTTCCATCCGCTCCTGGAGCGTTGCGATGAGGGCCTGAGAGATGGGGTCTTCCTGGCCCACCAGTACAGCCAACTGCTGCAGGACGATCTTGTTTGACACGCTTAACGGGAGCCTGAAAAAGGGGGGCTCAATCCCGCTCCAGTGTAGGAGGGTTCACTGGAACATCGATCACCACGGGTTCAGCAGGGGCCTGTGCCGAGGCGAAAAAGGTCTCCGCCTGCTTCCTTTTCTCCTCACCGTGATCCAGAACCTGCACCTCAGGGGTGTCTTGGATGCCCCAATAGTTCCAGGCGTTGTTTCGGAGAGTCTCTAGCTCTTCCTTTGTATGGACATCTT